CCTCAATTGGGGTGGTATCGCGACTGCCTACGCCCCTTCGGCGGATATCTATTGGCCTAGCATCACTGCGAACGACGTGCTGAAAATACAGAACGCTCTCCTCGCTCAAGTCAAGGGACACTCCTTTAATCTGGGAGTGAACTTGGCTCAGTTGGGGAAAGTGTCGAGTATGGTCGTCACGAACCTGGGTAAGCTCGGTCGTGCCATCAGGGCTCTCAAGCATGGAGATTTTTCCAATGCTGCGAGACAGCTCGGCGCGACTCCCCGAACCACGCAGCTTCATGGCAGCGATGTTTCGGGACGTTGGCTGGAACTCCAATACGGTTGGTTCCCGTTGGTGAAGGACTCTTATGAGGCTGCAAAAGCCTTCGAGAGTATTTCCAATGGGCCTCGGTCTGCATACTTTCGCAGCCCGAAAATTAACAAATCGATGGAGGCTTTCTACGTTAATGGAGATGACAAGTTTAGCCGAACTCACCGAAGAACGTTCAGATACTCGTTCGAAATGTACGAGGAAATGAGTGTTCCGAGGCAGCTCGGTTTATACGATCCGCTCTCCATTGCGTGGGAACTTATCCCCTACTCGTTTGTGGTCGACTGGTTTGTCCCAATTGGGACTTACCTGGACAACCTGAGTCAGATACCGAAACTAAAAGGTCGGTGGCTGACCCACAGCGGGTACGAGACGTCTGGTGCGCCGAAATATCAGAGAGTTGCCCCATTCCCTAACTGTGGCTACCACGGTGGGGCCCACAAGTATCAGGTCCAGTCACGGACCCCTGCTTGTACGGGCTCCTATCGTTGGGTGTCACGGGGTGGGTTGGGGTCGCCCCCTGACGTTCCACGGCCTGGTTTCAACCAGGCCGAAGTTGCCGTTCATGGCAACAGAGTGTGGAACGCGATCGCACTAGCTTCGCAACGTTTCCTCAGCTAAACCCCTCTCGGGTGAGAGGGCGCTGAGTCAGGTAGAATTGAGTGAATATTAACTTACCATACTGAGGTATATATGTATCGCCACTCTTCGATCATTGTCAATGACGAATCAGTCTTTGTGACTGCTTCACACCCCGTGTTTGACATATTGAGCGTTTTTTCGACGCTCACTTACATCCGACAACGGGTCTTTCCCTCACTTTGTGAGGTTCTTGAGGTTGACTATGCCGACGCTGGGAGGTACATTATCTCTCGGTTGAACCGAGGGTCTGCGAAGGTTCCGGACACACTGTCCGCGAGCCAACTCGCTTCCCTTGAGGATTACCTTAAGTTTTATGAGACTGTTACGTCTCAGAACAACCGGGTAGCCCGTCCAGGCCGTATGTCTTTCAGCTGCTCAAATAGCAGATCTGGAAACGCACTGGTCTGGATCCATTTGGCTAGTTAATACCCTTATCAGTTGATCACTGATAAGGTTCACGCCTTTCGATTCACCGCTAAGTACTATCTTAGCAAAGGATGTGAGCCCATGGCTCCAATGGCAAACTTTCTGGTAAAGGATGACGCCACCTCTCCGGTGGAAATCACGTTCATCCCCGTATCAGACACTCCGAACCCACACTGGCGGGCGGCGATCTCTGGTGTGCCCTTTGATGGGCAGCCGCGGATCACCATCTCGTCAGAGAAGGTAAAGAGTGGTGCATACAAGTACACCATGAAGCTCGAAGTCCCCGTGATGGAGACCCTTGGCGCTTCAGGAACTGCAGCAGGTTACGTGGCACCCCCGAAGGTTGCGTACACCAATACGATCATCGTTACGATGTTCGCTGATGGACGCAGTACGACGGCGGACCGCGCAAACTTGTTGAAGCTCGGTGCAGGTATCATCCAGGGCGCCAGTAGCACAACTGCTACGGGTACTCTGGATCAGGCTTCGGCGGGAGACGCGTGGAAAAACTCCACCCTCCCTGCCCCCCTGGCCTTCATCACCGGCTCGCTTCCTAATTAGGAAGCTTGCTGTCTATTCACTCCGTACTTACCGTACGGGAAGGACCTCTTAATGAGCAACTGGATAGATCCCTGGAGATCCGAGGTTACCTTGACGCGTGTCAAGGAAATCTCTCGCCTCCTCTCAGAGCTAGGTGGCCCCCTAACCAAGGGCCTTTCCGACCTTATAAGTGCTGAGAAATACATCGAGGTTGTGAAATACAACTTCGACTACGACTCAGGGTATAGTCTTCGCGACTACCAATGTGCCAGGAGCATTCACGCTCTGCTTCAGAAGCAGGAATGGATGGACCTAGGCATTGACACGGATAGCGTGGGTCGGGCGAAGTTCTGGGAGATGGAAGAAAGATGTAGAGTGTGGAACGAGGCCCTTGGTGAGCGTCGGCTAACTGCCGATGCCTGGCGGGTGGTACACCGCGCTAGGTTGAAAATCGCTTCCATCTTGGGACCGGTCCCTCCACTCTCGCGTCTAAAGGCTTCCTTCGGACCCGGGGCGACGACTGGTGTCAAATCGAGGCTTGCTAACCCGTTGGTTAAGCTAGCTTCGAGTCTAGCGTGTAGTCGGGAGCTTTTGCCGTTTGTTGGTG